TTCAGACATGAGGTTGTGAAAAGAGTGTCTTGACCTGAGCGCTCACCAAGTAAAAACTGCGACGAGTAATCGCAGGAGCATTAAGGATGAAAATCTCGAAACAGCTCCTCATGTTTTGAGATTTTTTGACTTATCGCCGAAGGTCAGCTCTTTGAACACCGTTTATTCGTTTTTAGAGATACTAGAAGAGACTGAGATAGAACTCTCACTTAAAAAATATTCCGAACCTGTTCTACCAATACACCGATTCAAAAAACAGATTGATATAAAATAAGATGTTTCCTAAAAAATATACGTAAAAACGTTAAATTTTAGGGAACACCTATGCGATTTTTTCCTAAATTTAATTGATTATCCAAGTAAGATACTGCTATCTAATTATTTATGTACGTTGCTCTTTTCATCAATGGATTATTTTCTATTCTACTATCTATGATTGCTGGCATTTCACCATCCGATTATCCTCTTGAATTTCGATTCGTTTTATTGCTATTTTGCATTTGATCTTGTTTATCACCTCGGTTGTTGAACTTTTCTGCCAGCTGTTTAGCATTCTCTTTCAGTTGGTGTATCTCTTGCTTTCTCACTGGAAGCTCTTCTTTAAATTTTTCATGTTTTCCTATTCAACCTTGTACATTTCTTTCCAGGTCCTCAACCTTTTGCTCCATGATGTTTAATTTTCCACTAATTTTTTCAAGTTGTTCTCTTCTGTGTTTACTAACATCTCGTAGTCCCTTTGTCTTCACTTCAACAACATCGTACTCTGCTGACAGTTCACTAAGTTTCGCTTTAGGAACGTTAATTTCACTTTTCACCTGATCACAGACAGCTATATTCTTATCTAAATTCCCAGTGACCATTTTTTCTAAGTTACCCTTCTGATTAATATCTTTAATCAGTTGATTATTCGTATTTTTAATATCCTCAGTAACTGTTTTTACATCCTGTGTTAATTTAGTTTTTTCTCCTGTAAATACGTTAAACAACTTCCGTACAAAAGAATTGTTGAAATAAGTGACGGCTTGGTTCTTAGTAACGAGATCCGTATCGAGTTTTTTTAATCTCGTATTTGCCTTTCCCAATATATGTATCTACCTCACCTATTTCAGCTATTTGTTGATCGCCTTTTTGAACAGGCAATAGCTTTTGCTCTATTTGGCTAATCTTATCTTTAAATTGGGATTCAAAATTATTTACCTTTTTCTCTAAATCATCAATTAGAGGACTATCGAGTTGTTCTGATGCTGCAGCCATTCTCTCCAGAGTTTTTTGCTATGCTGATTTTATATTGTTTACTTTTTTTATGTCTTTAGAAACTTTTTCTTTAATTCTTTTATTGTTCTCTAATGCATTATTGTATTGTTTTTGTGAACCTTCAAAAGCTTTTTAATACGGTATAGTTTTCTCATCTGTAAACTTGTTTTGCCTCTTCAAAATTTCCCTTTAGAGTTTCTAACTCCTGATCGCTGTACCGTGCGGTTGATGGTACTTGAGTAACTTTTTTATCGTGACTTTCCATATTTCATTCCACTCCTCTGTTTTTCGTACTAACATATGTAATACAAGCGTATTATGAGTTTATTCAAGTTATTTACTAATAATTTTTTTGTTTGAGAATTTTTGACGATGCCTTGCTAAGTTACTATGCCCTTGAATGTTTTTTACTATTACGCTTCTGACCATTTTGCGTGTTTAGTGAGTCCGATTGATCCAAGTATATAGTAGCTGTCTTTTGTTGTGCTTGATTAATCTTTTTACGGATTTTTTGAGGTTTCTTCGAGTTGTCGTTAATTAGTTTTCGGGCTTCAAGTTGTAGAGGTTCTATTCCATCCTTTAGCGTTGTCACCTTACTAATGATTTCAGCATATACTTTCATTGCATAAGGTTTAACTGCTTTTACTTTTTCCCTTTCTACTTTATCTAACTCTTTTTTGAACATTTTTATTTCTTTTTCTAAGCCTTTTTTTACTTGTTTTGCAATTTCATCTGTAGATTCTATTGTCTTAAAACGTTCCTTAAGATCTTTCGGAAAGCGTGCCTTAAGTTCTTCTGGAAAACGTTCCCCAAGTTTTTCCTGAAAGCGTTCCTCAAGTTTTGCCTCAAAGCGTTTCTCAAATTCTGCTTCCCAATCCTTAGTTTTCAAGGTTGTTTGCTGTATGGGGTTCCTTGGTTGCTCTTTTTTTCCAGTAAAAAAATTAAGCAAGCGTTTAAAGAATGACGGTTTCTCACCAACTTTACTACTTAAGCTATCTACTAGATTGTTATTTACGGGTTCTAAGGAAGATGTCTTCAATTTACTAAGCTGATTCTTTCTTTCTTTTTTTATTTCTTTTTTTATTCCTTCTTTTATTTCTTTTATTTCTTCGATTTCTTCTTCTACTTCTTCTTCGATTTCTTCTTTTATGTCTTCTTCTGTTTCTTTTTTTATTTCTTTTAGTTCCTTAATAACATCCCTATTTGGAAACAAGTCTTTTATAATATTTTTTACTCTAGTCTCTGATTCCTTGATTTGTTGATCTATTTCCTCCTTTTGCTTCCGTGCGTTAGGACCGAACTCCTCGACTTCTGGATCTCGCTTACTATCGTCAATTTCACTTTTTGGTTTTATTTCCTGTTTTATTTCCTGTTTCTTTGGTTTGGAAGGCATCACTTTATATTCTTTTAAAAATTCATCCACCATTTCAGCGTGTTTATTTTCTGCGGCTACATGTTCAGCCTTTGCAACAACAGTCTTATCTGAAAAAGGTTGATATGTTTCCATATAATCCAATACCTGCCATGCACCATTAACTTTATTTTGTTGTCGGTCAATTTCTTTTATAGCTTTATCCATCGCTTTTTTCTTTTCAGCTTCTGCGGCTACTTCTGCAGCTGATTGCTGAGTTATTCCTTCCTGAAAAACTGGCCTTCCCATTCTTATTTCACTCCTTCGTATATTGATAAATTAAGCGTAACATGACAATAAAAACTTTATTTTTTAATAATTTCTTTGTTTGGAAATTTTTAAAATAGTTTCATTCTTCTAGAATAAAAAGACACTTCATCGCACCATTAAAAATTCTGAGAGATCAAACTAACGTTTTTTGAAACAAGTAGCATTTAGGATCCTCTATCTGTACTTACTCGTCAGCATTTACCAATCGTTGACTTCACCTCCGAAAGCAAACAAAAAAATCAAGAAGATCAAAAGCAATTTTTGCTTTTCCATTCTTGATTTTAATGCCAATCCTATATTTTTCTTATTTACAGATTCAAAAGATGCTCCTTCAATAACAGACCACTTTTTTCTTCAGTAATCTCTTGTATCACTTGATACGTATATCATATCTTAGTAAAACATCAAGCAAGATACCGCCACATATTAGAGAGTACAAAATTTTATTCTCTATAATGTATGTACTTCTCTGCCAATTGATTGATTCGTTTGGTTATGTACTTGTTGAGATTGCTGGTTGCGATTTTTGTTATTTTTTAACAACTCCTTATTCCAAGCATTCGTTACCAATATTCTATACTTTTGATAATCAACAGATTTTTTCGGTGACTGATCCACTTTTTCTGAAGGTTCCTTATCTTTAAGTTCCAGCATCACCCAAAAACCCAATTGTTCTTTTATCTTTGGTTGTTGCTCCTTAATAAATTTTAAACTTTTCTTTATTTGAGCAGCTAGTTCATCATTAATCTTTGGTTGTTCTTCTCCTGTTGGATACTTATTTTTCAGCTGTTTCAACTGGCTTTTTAAATCTACCAATCCATTGTTAACATGATCAACTTCCTTTCTTGCCTTGATAAAAATTCTCTCAGCCTGCTCATTCTTTTCTGTTTCAATCCTTTTTCGCTCAATGAGTTCCTTTATTTTATTCTCAAAAGTTGTCGATAACCCGCTTTTTTTGGCAGTGTACTTTTCTCTAGCTTTTATATGTTTTTTAGTAAATCGACTAAGAAATCGTTTTACTCTCGGCTGATCGCTATTAGTCATTTTTTTCGTTGATTTTTCCCAATCCTTATGTATCTTCGCAATTTCTTGGATAATTTTTTTCACAGAATGACTTGCCTTATCACGCTCTTGTATCGTTAAGTCATATAATTGTTTAAAGTCACTGGAAAAGATATTTTGAACTTTCATATCTAATTCGGTGCTTTTATGGACTAAATATTGATACAAACCAGGTGCATTTAATTCTTCAATACGTACATTTTTATTTCCCAATTCAGCCGAAAGTTGATTGGTAAAAATATTTTCTCTTTCATTCAAATGTTTGCTTTTAGCATTTTGTTCCCTTCTTTCATTTGTTTGATTTACTGTTTCGATTACTGTTTGATCTATCGCTTTGCTTATCAGACGAATAAATCCTTGTTGATCTTTACTTTGTTCTTGCTTACGGTATTCGTCTATTTTTTGCAGATTTTGTGTTATACCTCCCACGGTACCTTTAACTTCTTCTAAATTCTTCTGTAAATTTTCTATTTTTTTCGTTAAAGCTTCCCTATTTACCTTTTTTGGTATATTTTCCTTTACTATTTCATAATTCTGATTTAAATCATTCAAAGTGGATCCTATATTTGCACACTTTTCTTTCCACCCCTCAAATATTTCGTTACTAGAGAAAACTTCATTAAGAATATTCTCATTTCTTGTGTAAACTGTTTGTGCTTCTTCTATTTTAGAAATCATAGTATTAATTGTAGCTTTTTTTGTATCTAACTCTGTTCGTAATTCAGCCTGTTCCTTAGTAAAAAAATTAATGATTTTTCTAAAGAACGACTGATCAATCGCTTTAATTTTCGAGTCTATTTGTTCAGCATCTGATTGTAGAGATAACTTTTCAAAATAGCTATCCAAAAAATTTTCTTTGGCTTCATCACGTTCTCTTATACTATTTAAGATATTTTTAATTTCTTCGTCTAGTTTAGATAACTTTGTATGTGCTTCTTCCTTTTTACTTTCTAACGGGCTTAATTTGTCGATAACTTCAGTTTCTACTGTCTCATAAAGAGAAGAATCTTTTTGTTTAAAAAATTCTCGTTCTTCATCTACTGCTAAACTACCTTCTTGGATTATTGATTGAGTTTCTTGCTTACTTTCTGGTATCCTCGCTTCTGCATGATTAGGAGAATGTTTTATTTTTGCACGTTCTCTTTTATCTTGAATTTCTCTATTTGTTTCTTTCATAATATGTAAATCCCACTTTGCTTTTAAGTAGTCATTCTCTGCTTTTCTTGCTTTATCATTATGAGGATGGATGGAATAAGCATCATAAGTTGAGAAGAGCTGTGCTACCAATTTTTTTTGCGCCTTCAATTCTTCACGACTATATTCCATATCTGTTGCTTTAATTGGGCATCTTAGCATCGTTGCTAACTTTTCCTCTTCTTTTTCATGAATACGAGCTGCTTTTTTATAATTTTCTCCGTGAGGATAGGTAGCGTGACTATCCATTTTTTTATAGGCGTTCTCTACTATTTTTTTTGCTTATCAATCTCTGCTTTTGTAAATCCTCTACCTTCTGCTATTTCTGTCATTAGATCCCCTTCTCTTATTTGATTAATAATCTGAATGTAACACAAATGTAGAGTTTTTTTAGCCAAAAATTTCTAAATAACAGATTTTTTGTTCTATGCTAATGATATTTATTCCTAGCAACTTTCTTTATTGATGAGAATCGCTGAACCAATAACTGTTTTTTGTCTTTATCTCCTCATCATTAACTACAAATATTATTTTTTCCTTCATAAAAAATATCACTCGTTTGTTTTTTGGAACAATCTTCGATGCTGAATATTTAGAATATTATTTAGCAAGTAAAAAGGATGTGATTTTTCGCCTCATCAAGCAAAAAATCACATCCATATCATGTTAGAACATCTTTTTCATTCACTTTTCCAACGATCCTTTTCAAAAATTATCTCTTAGAACAAGGATAGCCGATGAATCAGTATGAGTTTCGTTCACTATTACTTCGCCAAACGATAGATGGCATCCCAAATTAGTATTGATATATCAATACTTATCACATAAATTAATGAAATATCACACCAAAATCACACCAAAATCCTCCCGGACAAATTGCTTTTTACTCGTAGATATGAGTATTTTCCTATAAATAAAAAACTAGATTTCTCTACACAAATCTTTTCCATGTTGGTATTATGTATTTATAGAATTATACTATATCGGAAAGAGATGATTTCATGGTCGATTGGAAAAAAATTGGCAAACAAGCTTTAAATATTAGTAAACAAGCTACAGAAAATGGTATTAACTCATTTCAAGAATGGAAAAATGATCCTGAACGCATTGAACAAAGCAAACTGAAAAAAGAGTTAAAAAATTACATACCTGTCGAAAGTGATAATTTTATTTTCAATGAAAAAACACATCAATGGAGTTTTAAGAAAAAGAAAAAATTGGTGCACCCGCAGGATTCTTTATTGTCTTTTGAGTATAAAGAAGATGATTATAGTTTGACTAAAGGCGGTTCATCAATTGGCAAAGCTGTTATTGGCGGAGCTTTATTTGGTAGTGTTGGTGCTGTTGTAGGCGGGGTTACTGGTAAAAAGAAAACTAAAAATAAAGTAAAGAGCATGCAATTAGTAGTGACATATAGAGAAAATAATAAAATCAAAACAGAAGTTATTCGCTATTCTAGTTCTTCTCTAGATCGTTCTAGTTTTTCTTATCAAGGACTAATACAAAAAGTGCAAAGTGACTTAGCTATTTTAAACCTAATTTCTGAAGAAGAATAATATATGTACTGCTCCTCAACGAGGAGCTTTTTATTTATGTTTATAACGTCAAATAGATATCCTTAATTCGCACATCATTGACTGTACCTTCACCGTTTGCTTGATTACAGCGACGGAAAAGAACATCGATTTTCGTTTCTTTTTTCACCCAGCTTAAATCAAGTGTAACATCTAACCCTAGTGCATCTCCGCCTTTATATCCATATGCTTTCTTCACGTCAGGACGTTTGATTCCTTGGGAAGCAACACGAGTAATTTCGTTGGTTGTACCATGTTCCATGATCAATACTTCCGCAAACTTACCAATCACGCCTTCTGGTGTATCTGGTACTAGCCAACCAGCAATTCGAACTTTCCCTTTACATACGACATTGAAAAAATCTAATTTTCCCCATGCGTTTCCTTGATGAACTGGTTTGCTGTTTGCTACTGCTTTATCATGATTAGATGGCGTTTGTGTTTTTTGAACTGCTTTCGGCATCGTTGGTTGTTCTGTTCCACCTTTTTGCCGATAAACATAAAAATAAGGTCCGCTAACCATTACCCAACGAACATCATGATCATAAACAATAATCCCATTCTTCCAACCGGTACACTCGATCCAATTATGATTATCGACACAAATGCCAGTATGACCACCAGCGCCTGCGGAGCTTCCTTTTTTACCCCAAATCACTACATCTCCACGCTGCATGTTCCATTCCTGATTTTCTGCGATTAATTCAAAGCCATTTTTAAGTAAATAATCATGCAAGGTTTCCGTGCATGGGACACAGCCATAATTCGAACCACCACCTGCACGAAGTGCCGCGTAAACCATACCTGAACAATCTGCTGTTCCATCTGTTCCTGTTCGTGAGAAATCCATTGAATAAGTAACTCCTGCATTTTTTAACGCATACGCTTTAGCGATTGCTGCCTCCATATCAATACTCATGTTACTTTTCCTCCCCTGTATTATTTTGTACCACTTTATATAACCCATTTGCTCCTGCCGCTCCCACGATTCCTGATAAGGACATGACTGCTAAATCAATCGTGAAGTGACCCTTTGTAAGAATGAAGCCAAGAATAAAGCCTGAACCTAACCCAATCGCCGCACTAACGATAGGGATATATTTACTAGGAATAAGACCTGTACTTTTGGTCATTTGAACAAAAAGCATAATAAATGGCGACATATAGCCACCATTAGAAATAATTTGTTCCATTAAATCTTTCATTAGCTCTCTTTTCCTCTCACCAGAACCATATCTAATTTGTGTTCGACCGTATCCATTTTGTTCTCAATACGATCAATTTGTTCTTTTTCAGATTTCAACAGCGTGTATTGCTTATCGATCAATACATGTTGTTTATCGGTTAGTTTTTGTTGTTCAGCCAAAGCAGATAAAAATTTTTCTCGTTCCTGTTTATGTTCCGATAAAATTTCTTTTCGCTCTTGTTTGCTTTCTTCTAATTCTTTCTCGAATAGCTCAATATTTTTAGATTGTGCTTTCCAAAAGAAATAACAAACGATGATAAATAACACTAAAAAAACTGCTTGATGTTGGATTGCCCACTCAAGCAGTTGTTCTCCATTTTTAATCACGTCTTTCATTTTTTCCTCCATATATAAAAAGCACACCCCGAAGGGTGCGCATCGATTATTCTGCCAATTCAGGCAAATCCATTTCAATCAAAATTTCTTTCACTTTCTCCACAATCACTGCTGGAACTTGTTTGATCGTCTTTTTTCCTTTAATAATCAAGGTTGCATAAACTACTGCCATCGTTTCCACCTCCTTTCGAAGAATAAAAAAAGCAAGCTTAGTCAGCTGCTTCCTGAGCCAAGATTGCTTGTACTTTCTCTTTAAGTTTTTCTGGTACATCTTCAATTTTTTTCAGTCCTTTACGAATTAAATTCACGTAAATTTGTATCATTCCAATTTACCTCCTTCGATTATTTCATACACATCTGCTAACGCCATTTGAGTATCAGTCAACTGCTGAGTATTTTCGTCAACCGTTGCTTTTAGTGTTTGATTTTCTTTTTTTATCCCTGTGGCTATTTCTTCCAAAAGCGCCAATTGTTTGGATACATCCTGTGTAATCACTTCCTCCCATTTTCGCTCCCTTGGATTCCAAAACTGACGGTCCAACGGAACATCTGGCAATGGTGGCACGGATGTATAAGGGACTCCTTCTGGGAAATCATCTGGCATGTTTTCCCAAACCTTACAACCAACTGGATAAAGATATTCATACATGGTTTTCATAATTTCTTCCCCCTAAGCTTTGATTACTTCTTGAATATGAAGTTGATCGACTCCCCAAGCATTGACAGAATCGCTTTTATAATTTGTTCCGGTAACTAAAGTAACTTTATCTCCAACATTAAATTTTCGTACCATAAACCAGCCAACATCATTCCGCCAATTCAATGAACCCGCCATACCTGCCGCTCGCCATTTGCCACTCCCATTTACAGCTATCTCTAGATACGCATAATACTTAGCATCCCCTGTTTGGCAAGTAAACTTGCCATTAAATTGCAAAGTACACTCTTTTAAAATCGTCATTGTTTTCAGGTCAGATGAAATGGTAAATAGATCATTGTTTCTTGATCGTTCATTATCATATGAGTAGGGTGTTCCCCATTTTAATATCGTTCCGTCTTTGACTTCTACTCCACCCAGTTGTCCACCAGTAAGAGTAATGCCAAACGTTTCTCTCGCAATGTTTACGCCTCCTATAGTCGGCGTTTGTTTAAAATCTTTAAAGCCACCAATGGACTGATTACTTGAAGTATCCACAGCTTCTTTGAAGTTTTGATCAATAACTTCTGCGCCATTTTCCATACCTCGATAAATTTCTTGAAATGACATTAAAAATCCCTCCTATATCGATAAATCAAAAACGATCGATCGATTATTCTCTTCATCAATAATAAGATATTTATTATCGTTAATTTTATTTGGTAAATATGTTGTTTTATAGTCATTTGGTATTGTGACTACACATTTATTGGAACTAATTTGTTTAACACTACAAGGAACAGAAATAGGTGCGCTTCCCCCAAAAAAGCCTTCAGGTTCAGTCCCTAATGGAACTACACCAATTCCATATGTCCAAGTTCTAACCACAATTAATGGATTTACGCCTAAATTATGCTCAATTGTTACATCGAATCCTTCTGGAATAGAAGACGACAAAATCTTTTCAATATATTCTAATCTTTCGTCTAGAGTTTCAAATTCTCCATATTTCTCACTGCTTCTAGCATTAATTACTTCGCTATCTACAGTAGCATTAGCAATCACATTCTTGAAATCTTCTTCAATAGTGGTTTGTCGCTTTTCAATCTCTGACTGACGTTTCTCGGTATTTTCTGTTAAAAGTTTAATTTTATTGAACAACACACTGGTATATTCCATCATTCTTGCTAATGATTCTCTCACATGACGACGATACATCTTAGTTCTTATCCATGTAGCAAACGTCCTTGAAACAGGATCAATAATCCCGTACTTTATTTCATCTTGAACCTCATCAACCTCTGTTGGATCTCGGTAGTCTACAGATGTGTTAGGTTCATTAGTTGGTTGTGTATCTTTAAATTCTTGTGTCAACAAAATTCACCTCACTTATTTTCTAAAACCTCAACCCGTTTGATTAAACTAGAAATGGTGGCCTCAGAATCTTCTCGATATTTTTTCAAATCCGTTATTTCAGAACCTAAATTATTATCAACTTGAGCTATACTCTCTTTTATAGAATCAATAGATTCTGATAGCTCTTTAGTTCCTTCACTTAAACCTATTATTTCGTTGCTTTGCTGAGATAATTCATTTTTTAATGATTCTTGCTTTTTCATTAAATCTGAAATCGACTGTGTTCCAGCCGAAGCATTTGCTTTTATATTGACTAAATTAGATTGAATTATTTTTATTTCATTTTGATAGTCTGTGAGCTTTTTCTTTTTAGAGCCTATTGTAAGATTTACTTTTTGAGGGGCTAATATGCTAAACTTTTTTTCAATTACTTGTAGTTTTTCTACCGAGTAGAGAAATTGATTATCTACTTTGTAACTATTTCCTAATGTGATTAATTCATATCTCGAATCAAGTAAGCCTAACTCAATCGCTTCAACATCCCATGTAACTAACATAAGGCTCTGATCTTTTAACCACTGTTGACCTCTTCTTTTTAGAATTGAGGGTTCTTTTACATTTGAAAATTCGACAATTCCTATATTTAAACCAAATTTTTCAATTAAAGAAGGATCATCAAGATAATTCTTTCCCTCATTGACTGATTCAATTGTGTATTTAGGTCTTGAATAATCTGTACCAACTTCAATATCTGTTTCTGAGTTGTCTTCGATATCCTGTCCAACAGGAACAATTCGTGTGAAAAGTTCTGAGATATCAATATCTCGAGTAGCGCTTTTTAAGTTTTTTGTCAGCTGTAATGGCGTATCACTATCATTCCCATAATTCGATACATAATCTAAATAATTTGTGTTGCCTACACGTCGAAGTATTAGGTTTCCGGTTAACCTATCTAACAATTTTTCCTTGATTGTTTCTGCTGTACTTTGGTAGCCCAACCCCCTCAATAGATCACCGTTGTCTATAACGTCAACGTTACCTAACTTAAACCTTTTATAAGGCTCAACTTGCTTATTATGAATATCAATTATTTTCTGCAAATAATCTCTGACAGGCATTCGAGTTGGCTTCATATATGTTTGCACAGAATCATATAAAAAAGCTTTCTCATCTTCTATAAGAAAAGATTGAGAAAAGCTACCCGATGTGTCCATTGTATTTGTTATTTTAGCTACTCGACCATAAAAAATTTCTTGTTCTCGTACAACATCTATAATTTGAATGAAGTTAATAATAGGCTCTATTTTTTGATAGTATTTGTTGTTAATGTTGAATGTAAATTCAAACGTAGAAATTCCTAATCCGTTTAAAGATAGATAAACTTCACTCTCCTTAATTTTTTCACCGTAGCTATAAGGTTCATGAACAATTTTTGGATTTAAACGGTTAGGATTGTCGTATAGTAATACACGATACATTAAACCATCACCTCACTAGACATGAAGAATGAAATATGCCCTTCGCCTAAAACAGTTAAATGATTGATTCCTTTTTTTAATTTAAAGAAGTAGTCTTGAGACTCTCCTTTTGGAATATTAATTACAGTTTGATCATCAGTTATAACTTTCATCGCCGAGGTTGCTTTTATTGTAGGACTTGAAGCATTAGCTCCAATATTTATAAGCAGAATGTTTCTTTTTCCGTGAATATAGTAACCTGTCCAGTTATCTACACTATCATCGGTGAAAAAATCCTCATCGAATATGTCTGAATAGGAGATATTTTCTCTTAATGCAAAAGGATAGACGTCAAATTCCACCGTCAAAGTTAAAGAATTAGTTGAAGCATCATCTTCTGGTTTCACACTTTTACATTTACCATACCACCTAAGCCCTGAACATAACCAAGAATCCTCAATGTAATCAATTCCTTGTAACATCAGTTCTTCTTTCACTTGGGCTTCCAGCGCCTTACGTTCTTCGTAAGGCGTATTAGGTCGCCAAAGAGTAACTGTGACAATGCGATTGCTAAAAATCCGCTCACCAGTCAACATTGAGAAATCATACTGACCTTGCATAAAAGGGATTTGCTCGATAATTTCTACTTCTTCCGCAGAAGGAGCATCGTGTTCAATAATGTAGAAACCATGTTCTTTGCTGTTAAAACGACCTTTAGCTATATATTCTACAATCTCAATCAACTACGATACCTCCGATCTTGCTTTTGTTGTTCTGCTAAATTAAGATTCATCGGACTTCCTAGCGCTCCTACTACTTGCCCAGTATCCATCACAACAGTTAAATGTCGCATTTCTTCTAAGATTTCCACCATTTTTCCCATTGGCGTATTATCAATAGAATGTTTTACCTCAATTGCATTTGATCGTTTCATCAACCGACTGCCTGTAATAGACTGGTGAATGCTTGAAATCATGTCTCTTGCACTTTGTACGGCAACTGACGTGTCTTCTCGAATACCTGCTGCAACACCTTGAGCAAGGAAAACACCAACGTCATATTTTAATAGGCGTGATGGCGATTTAATTTTTGCTTTCTTCTGCGCTTCTGCATTTACTGCAGCTACTAAATTTTGCATAGCAGATACTGCTTCTCCTTGGCTTGCTCGAATTCCAGAAGCCACGCCTTTGGCCATGTTAGATCCAACAGATGTTAGACTGATTGAACCAGCACCGCTTTTCACTGCATTTCCTAAGTCTTTACCTGCATTATTTGTAGGGGAAACTTGAGATAATATACCTTGTACAGTGTTATCCCCTAATGTTTTACCTGCACTTCTAGCCTCAGGAGCTTTTTTGCGTATACCTGTTACAGTACTTGAACCTAGTTCAGCTCCTGCACGCTCAGAATCAGATTTTTTAGATCTTACTCCTTTATTTTTACTTTCCGCATTTCCTTTACCAGCCTGCTCATGTTCTTTATCCTTATTTCTAGTTCCTCTTGCGCCTGCACTACTATTTTCAGCAGCAGTTCTTTCAGAATTAGATTTTTGAGAAGAGACACCAGTATTCATCGAATTCATTAATTCTTTACCAACATTATTGATTTCAATACGTCCTGAATTTAATCCTTCAACTAATTTATTTTTTCCATCCTGACCATTCTTAAACAAATCTGGTGGCAACGCTTGTAAAGTGTTAACAATGTCGTTTTTCGACATATTTGCCCATAGTTTGGGATCGTTACTTTGCAACCCTTGAACTAGTCCGTTAGAACCATCAATTCCTCGTTGACGTAACATTCCAGCTAGTAAAGCCATTTGTTGGTCAATGCTAGCACCATTATTTACATAAGATTGATAAATCCCTAATAGCTGTTGATCTGTAACTCCTTTTAATTGAGCTAGGTTATCAGCAGTTACAGATATTTTATTCGCACCATTTTGGGAAATAATCGCTAGAAGTTGCGCTCCTTGCTCTAATTCATTTTGACGTATTTGACTGTTTTGCGTTTGTAATTGTGTAATTTGATTTTGGAAAGCTGCCTTTTCAGATTCAGTTTTCGCTTGGTTCTTTTGTGTTTCCAATTGTTGAATTTGCGCATTGTTCTCTTGCACTTGCTGTGCTTGAATTTCTCCAAGAGTCCGTAAACTTGATAAAGTTTGTTCTTTTTCTTGCTCATTTAATACTTGGTTATTATTTAGCTTATTCACACCAGCTTCAACAAATTGCTGATTCTGTTGTAACAATTGATCACGAATAATATTTGTTTGATTTTGCAAAGTCGCTCGTTGCTGTTCTGTTAATTCTTGCCCCTCTACTGTTTTGTTGTTTTTCAACTGATTAGAGTAATCTGTGTATACTTTCAACAAATCGCTATTACTTGACTGTACAGCCTTCATATACTCCGTTGAGGCATTAGCATAAATCTTTTGCTTTTCAGCTTCTGATTTTCCTTCTGCCGCTTCAATCTGCTTGTTATATGTTTCAACTGCCTTTTTCTGTTGCTCTTTTAAGTTTGTTACTAAATCAAGCGTATTCTTGAAATAAGCTTCTACCCCTGCCGTACTACCATTTTGCTGTGAAAAAAGTTCTGTCATTGCTTGTTTAGCTTCATCAAGTTTTGAAGAGTAATTTTCAACACTGTTTGATACTTCTTCCATATTCATGGATATTGCTTTCGTAGTGTCTTTCGATTTCTCCCCTAACTCTTCTGTGCTTTTAGCTGCTTTTTTTAAAGCAGAATCGGAGAACATTGTATCCCAGTCTTTTCCGATATCAGATAAACTTTTCTTCACATCTTTAAATGATTTATCGGCTCCTTTTGAATCACCTTTTAATCTTTGCCAAAGTCCTTTTACACCGTTTGCAATTGCCATTATTGCATTTACTGCTGTCTTTCCTACAGTAATAATGGCTCGCAATCCATCTACAAAACCTGCAATAGCAAAAGTGACACCGACAATCGTACCAGTCCCTAACCATTTAAAGATATTTCCTAACCCTTTTATTGTTTTAGTAACACTTTTAGAATTAGGTATTACACTCTTCAACGATTTAACTATTCCGCCAAATGCAGTTTTTACATAGCCTTGAATGTTCATAAAATTGGACTTCCAAGCTTGCACTACACCAACTATTGTGGTGGTTATCACTAATAAAATAGCCGTTATAGGATTACTTAACATAGCCCCCGTTAAACTAAATATAGATCTAATAGCTGTAAAGGACATCATTTTAAACCCACTACCGATTTTTTTCGTTGCCATTGAAACAGATACGCCTAACCCCGATAAAACAGTACCTGATTTTCCAGCAGAAGTTGATAGGTTTCTTAGTGCCCCTACAGGATTAATAACCGTTGAGGCAAACTTCGCTAACTTACTATTAGACAACTGTAAAGAAGCAGAAAAAGAACGGAAAAAGTTAGTAACTTTATTCCCTTCACCGAGCATATTCAACTGTCTTTGACTTGCTCTCAAATTTGCTCCAAAAGTGTCCAATGTGGGGAAGAGGCCTACAATGGTATCTTTTAGCGTAGTAAAACGAGTAAGTAGATTTACATTTACCCCCGCACTTTCAAGCCCTGCAAGATTTGCCTTATATTTAGAAACAAACCCTTTTACAGCTTGTAATGCGTTACTAGAACCATTTTTGATAGGAGTAACGATAAATTTTTTCCACTTGCTATCTATGTTTCCAGCTTTCTCAAACATTGTTGAAATAGACTTTCCAAAAAAAGAAGTGAATTTTCCAACTCCTGATATGAGTTTTCCAAATAATTGTAAAACAGGTCCAGCTGCAGCAATCAATGCGCCCCACTTAAGAATATTTTTTTGAGTACCATCGTCTAGTTCGCTAAATTTATTAATTAAATCTGTTACTTTTTCAATGGCAGGAGTAAAAATCGGAAGGAGTTTTTCTCCAAATGTTATACTTAAAATATTTAAGCTAGACTTAAATTTTTCAACTTTTGCCGCTGCCGTATTATTCATTACATCAGCAATTCCTTTTGTGTATCCTGTAGCATTTCGTGTTTTTTCAGTTAATTCACGCAATGCGTCTCCGCCTTGATGTACTAGTACATTCATGCCTGACTGTGCTTCAGTACCAAAGGCAGTTGCAATAGCTGCGGCTTTTTGCGCATCTGTCCATCCTTCTGTATTTGCCTTGATTTTGTCTAAAATATCGGGCAAAGTTAAAGTTCCGTTTTTAAAATCATCTACAGAAATTCCCAATTGCTCAAATCCAGCAATATTTTGTTTTGATGGTTTTAATAATCTTGTTAAAGCACCACGTAAAGCAGTACCTGCAATGGATCCTTCAATACCATTATTGGACATTAAACCTATTGCTGCAGCTGTTTCTTCCATCGAAAATCCTGCAGTATTAGCAACAGGTCCAACATATTTCATGGCTTCACCCATATCAGAAAAACCTGCAGCAGTAGCATTAGCTACATAAGTTAGAGAATCCGTTACACGTTGAGTGTTTTTTAAAGTTTCTTCCGTAGAATCTGCTTTTAAACCAAATTGTTCTAACACGGCTGTTGAATTATTCATTACAAGATTAAAATCTTCCCCTGATGCTTTAGAGGCATCTAAAATGGACGGCATAGCACCGAGAACTTGGTTATAGGTATATCCTTTTTTTATTAATTCAGCCATACCATCATTAATTGCACTAGTGGAAACGCCGTATTGCTGTGACCATTTTTTTGAAGCATCTGACAAACCAGATAATTGTTTTTTTAAATCATTTGCGGATAAACTACCATCATCTAACAAGGCACCCATGCTTTGAATTTCGTTATCAAATGTTACTGCTGATTTAATTGCTGCACCAATACCCGTGGCAATAGGAATAGTCAACGCTTTCGTTGATTTTTTTCCTATTGTTTCCATCGTGCCACCAATTGTAGATATTTTACTCCCTAACTTATCTATTGCTGAACCAACAGTTTGACCTAACCCTGAAATACCACCAACAAAACCTTTAAATCTTTTTAACGAGGATACAGCACTATCCATCGTCCGAGTAAAGCCGTTATCACGCGCTGCAAGTATGGCAGTTACTGATTTACCTTGTGCCACGTTGTTTCCTCCTTTCCTCAACAATTTTTCTTGCTTGCTCTAATCGGCGAGCGTTTTCTTCTAATTCATTTAGCTTTTCCGCTTCTCGTTGCGATATCTCCCCTCGCACTTCGCGTGCAAGCTTTTCAAAATCATAGACATCTTTCACTTCGTTAAAAATATAACGCTGTCCTTTTTCATCAGGTGTTGTAAAGATACGTGTGGCTAACGCATTAACGTATAGCTTTCTTTCTTCGTTAATCGCACGTAAATTTACAGCTTTTATTCGTAAATTAAATTCATAAGGAGTCATGCGCTCAATTTCTTTTAAAGTGATGTTAGGGAAATATTGAAAACAAGTGACAACTATTTCGTCATAATCTAAGCTGTCGTTTCTTGTTGGTTGGCTCCCATTTGATCCATCTGTTCCATGTAAGCCACGATTTTTTCGATCGCTTCTAGTGCTTTCTTCGTTCGAAGAGCGATTAACGGTGCTTGCTTCAAGAAAGAGATAAAATTTTCAAACAACGTTAAAACCTCGTCTGACGTTTCTAAATAATCATCAATTTCTTTTGTTGTTAAGTCATCATAAGTAATTAAGGCTGCATGCATTAATGTTTGAAATGCGAAAGCATCACCATCTTGTAACCCTCCGATCAGTTGAACAAAGCCATCAACTTCTTCAACATCTGGTTTTAAAGCGTTAAGTTCATTTAAAAATTTAAAGCCAAAAATCAAAGGGTATTTTTTACCATTAATTGTTGCGATTGGTTTTACGTCTGTTGACATATATAATTCCTCCTAAAAAAAAGAAGATCTAGCACAGATCTTCCTTACTATTTATTTCATTCTCTTGCAGTAATGATAAGAGAGTTTCTTTTGTGTCAGAAGTTTTGTAATCCACTTCTTTTTCATCTAGTATAGTTTTCATTTCATTAGCAGTCATACTCATAGAGTAAGCAGACTGTAAAATAACCTCAGAAGTACCTAATTCTAAAGAATCATAATACAAAACAACTTTAACTTGATCAGAAACCTTAATCCCTTGTTTATAATACCTAAACTGTTTTTTAGAAGTTAATTCTTCTGGTAGAGTTACAACTTGTTGTCTTTCATCATTTACAATTAAAGTAATCTTTGTTGGTGAAATCCCTTCATATCTCCCTGTAACATAATCACTACCTATAGAATACACATCTGGTAGAATCAAACCCGTTTTAAATGCCGGAATATCTGTGCCATTTGATTCTTTTTCCTTCCCATCCGTAACATAAACACCAACTAAAATATATTCTCCAGTTGCTACAGAGGTATTTGATGGTATACCAGAAATTCGCAATGGTAATTCACCTTCACTCACTAGAACTTTATCTGCTTTTTTATAAATTCTGTACTTCTCAAAGCGTATGCTCATTTTAATCACCTCTCTTCTTTCTATCTAGGTGCTTCCTGTGATTATTCTTCTGCTTTTACAACGGCGCCATCTGCTGTCGGCGTTACACTTTCCACTTTAGGCCCTTCAATTGTTTTTGGTGTGTATTTTTCTACGGGTTCTTCTGGTTCTGCTCCAGCCACCGTATCATAGAAGAAAGCGCGTGCCAGTTCTTCATTTTCAGTGTCAACTGTTGCCCAACCTTCTACTAAATCACCATTTAAAACTAATGTTGGTTTGATGCTTGAATTGGAATCAGATTCGGCAGAATCTCCAAATGAATCCAACAAACCTGTACCAAATTCCGCTTCATATTTTCCTGTTTTTGGGTCCTTTTTATCAAAATTAATGCGCCATACATCAATTTCTAAACCATTTCGATAAGCGTATTTCAACATGTTATAAGTTTCTGTTCCTGTTCGTAAGAATTCCATTTCAATAGAAGCTGATGGCATTCCCGATGTAGGAACATTTCCGTCTTTTGTTGATTGGGTATCTGTTTTCGTTTCTGACTTATATTCGTGTGAAATTTCTAAAGCTAGCAATTTCGCTGCTGTTGTTTTGCGTTCATGAGTTAGTCGAAACATCAATTTGATTTTTTTACCTTGAATTGCTTTTTCCATTTCGATTTTCCTTCTTTCTTATTCAAATTCTAATGTTATATCAAGTACGCCATGTGCAAGATTCGTCCCGAAATTAGTTGTATTTTCATAGATAACCTCTGTGCTACTTTCTGTCACCAGCCAATTAAAATTCTTAGTTTGACGTAATTCATGAACGATTTTGCGCACATTGGCTAATAACTGATTTAAATCTCTTCTTTTATCATCATGATCATAAACATGAATCATAATATTTGTTGAACCTAACGTTCTTGTTTTTGTTTGTCTATCCTTAGACCACTGCTCACCTAAGAACACAAACGGATAAGAAGCTTCATCATCTGGTAAATGCGCATAGGTTTCATATCCCGCTTGTTCCAGTGTGACAAATAATGCTTCATAAAATTCAGAATATGGATCTTTAAAGGTCATTTTACTAACGCCTCCATATCGTTAAGGAATCTCTTAGCAGCTGCCGCATGCCCTTTTTTCATATAGAAACGTCCGTACATGTAACGCGTTCCATACTCTACATAGGGTGCATAATCAGCAAAAGCTCTCACTTCGCCAGTCATTCCATCATCTTTAATAAAAGGTACTTCTGTTCTTTTCAAGTAACCACTTTTAACTGGTGTTTCTTCTGCAATTCGATTTGCCATATAGGCAGTATCATTCTTTACGATTGCTTTTACATCATCCAGCTTTTTCGCTTCTTCAATCGCTTCGATTAAATCATCTAATCCTGAAATATCTACTCGGTAAGTCAACGATACTCACTTCCATACACTGTTGTGCCTTTACTAACACGCAAATTTTTCACAACAGTAAATTTTCGATTTTTTTGTTCTTCTTCGTCGTAGTATTCAAGAAAGCCTGAACGAATAGATAGGCGATCTCTAAAACGAAAAATGACCATTTGCTCCTTTACAGTAGGAAAAATGGTCATTTGTTTTTCTGTTCCAACTTCGGTTACACTGCCTATCAAGTTTTCCGAGATCAATTCGTGCTTTTTATTGTAATAATTAATACAGGTTCTCATAAAAATGATACCCTTCTTTTTCTAATTAACCCTTTTTCTTCAAGATAATCATTAATTTCACTTTGAAATTCTCCAAAATCATCTAAATTATAAGAAATAGTTTCTTCTGACTGAGAGTGTTGTTCCATTCCTTCATATCCCAAACGATTGTATCGTTTAACCACTACAGCAGACACGATATAATCTAGTTTATCAGGAATCTCATCGGCTTTAAGTTTTATGAGCAACTGTTTTTCAGTCATTTCTATAATTTTTCTGATTTTTTCTTTATCTTTATTAAATGTTTCTTCTGAAATATCTAATAAAAGGCGGAAATCATTAAGGTTCATTTTTTCACCTACTATTCTACTTCAATAACTGCCCCATCTGCCGTTGGTGTTACCTTTTTAACGGTTGGGGCGCTTACTTTGAAGTGTATGATACATAAATTGCTGGGCGTGCTTTTTCAGTCACGATGCAATCATAGTAGTTTAATCCTTTTACTGTATCTCTGTATCCATCACGATCTTGTGAAGCAGGTACTAGATCAATTGAGTTGTATTTTTCAATTGGCGCACATATGCCTAAAGGAACCATAATAAAGTTGATTTTTTTCGTTGAGTCTACTTGTAAACGAGACTTCGCTACTTTTTGGATAATGGCATCTGATCCATCTAGTTGTGCAACTTTACGATTAATCCCTGAAATTTGCTGTTCATTTGTGCTAAATGTCTTTGAAACACCTTTTGCATTTTTTAATGATGAATAATAATCAGTAGATACAAACATAATAAATGGTCCAACGATTTCTTCATCGGTCATGTAAGCTTCTGCCGCATCATAAGCCGATAGCGCATTGTCAGTAGTGATTGTCTCATTCACTGTTTTCCCTACGTATTTCCCTTCGGTATCATCATCCGCAGCTGCAGCAAATGCCGCTTCTAGTAAACGTTCAACAGCAGTACGATCTTTTTCAGGGATTGCAATCAGTCGAGTATGTTCTTCCACGATGGCTTGAACTTCATAAGCTGCATTTTCAGATTGATCTAAAGTATCAAGATCGTAACCAAACCAGCGTTCTTTTTCTAATTTAACAGTTTCTTTTGCCACATCAATTTTAGAACGGCCATTAGCCTCATTCCGTTTGTAATCACTCGCAGTAAAACCTTTCATCTTATTGATACGGACTTCTTTTGCACCTACAAAATCCGCCTCCGTTACTGTAGCTGCGCCACCTCTCAATAATTCCCAAACTTGAGAGCCTACGGCAAATTCTTTGTCAATTTCTTTTACATCTTTTGTATCTAAAATAATTGGCATAATTTTTCATCTCCTATTTCTTTTCTAAATTTTTAGCTAAATTACTGCGCCAATCGGTCTCTTTCGTTGCTGTTGCAACATTAACTGTTTGACCTTTCAGCAATTCTTTTTCAATGCCTTTTCGAGCTTTTGAAATGATTTGCTTTAATTCATCTACAGCTTTCTTTGTATCCTCATCCGTATCTTTTATAAGCAATAAATCTGCTTGGGATGCACTTACATAGTCAGAAAGACCGTTCTCAGATAAATCATTACGGACAGACTCGGCACGCTCTAAACGATCAATGCGAGCTTGTGCTTCCTTTTCTCTCTTTTCTGCTTGAGCTTCTTTATCGGCTGCTTCTTGTTCCTTTGCTTTCACACGTTCTTCCGCAGTCATTTGCTCGTAAGATTTTTGCTTTTCCCAATCAGATTTTGCTTGTTCCACAGCCTTTTTAGTTTCTGCTGCAACCATCTTGGCAACATCATCACGAGTAAAAGTTTTTCCTGTTTCTTTTCCGTCTGGATTTTCATCTTTTGGATTCTGAGAATCTTTTGTCGATGAAGCCCCAGATTCGTTTGAACTGCCAGATTTTGGATCATCAGGATTTGGATCATCCGCAAAAAATTGTAAATTCATCGGTAATAATAAACGTTTATTAGCTTTCATTTTGATTCCTCCAGTCATTACGTGACCAATCGAAATTAATAGGTTACGCCTATCAATCGAAACAGCTTTCTCTTTAACGCCTGTAAGCAGTAAGAAGGCAATAAAAAAAGACTAACGTTTGTTAGACTTTTCATCTTTATATGCTGGTGCAGTGCTACACCGACACCAGTTATGAATAGGACTTGCATTGCTACCTGGGCTCATTTCTGAAACTTTATGTGGATTTGCACTTGCTATTCCTACACAAATAGGACAAGCGCTTGGCTCTACGATCAAATTGTATTCATCATATCCGTACTTTTCGTAACTTTGCTTTTGTATCTCGCTTTGAATTCTAGAAGACTCACTGATCATTAATCTTCTAGCCACATAATCAGCCGTTTCTTTTCCTCTCAAACTATCAATTACTACTAATTTACGTAATTCTCTAGCTAGAATATCAGGGTGTTTGCCTGCAATCAAACCAACTGTAAGTAATCGATCAATATTAGCTTTTAAAACATCTTGATTCAACCACAAACGCTGTGAAAATGTCGCATTATGGAATGATCCATCAATAATTGCCTTAGCAAATTTTCGATAGACCTCTTCAGAAAGTATTGACTCACCTAAAATTCCCGCTTGTCGTTTGAATTCTTCGATTGCTTCGTTCATCAACTGATTATTGAAATAAGTTTGTAGTTGGTCTGTATTATCGGTTAAATAGATACCAATACTTGATTTCAACAATTCTAAGCGATTTACCTTCATTGTTAGGTTATATAACCGTAGTTGATCGTTTGCTTCTTTTGAAAAATCTCTTGTTTGTACATAGAGTTTTACTTTATTAGCAAAAGCTTGAACCTCATGCTTACTTACACGCCGTTTTGCTTCTTCAATAGAAATCTTTTCTCTTCCAGCATAATTTGAGTAGAATTGTTGTATTTCCGACTCTATCTTTATCCACAATTGTTTATAACGTCTGTGGATTTCCTGTTCATAACTTATGTGTCGTCTTAGCATTTCTTCAATATGTTTTGCTTCTCGTTCTGCCCAATAATTACTCATGTTCTTCGGTCACTTCCTCCGTAGTTTGAGTAGTTTGAGTAATTTCCGTAAAATCAATTTGAGGATTTAACCGATCTTCGGTTTCTTCGTCCTTTATACGTTCCATTTCTTGGGTCACGTCAGGAACAATCGATAATACACCTAATTGCGTTTCTCTTGAAACAATCCCTTCAAGTTTTTGTGCGGTTTCTGCTTCGTCTTTAATATTGCGCGGAATGTTAAACTCAAAATTATATTCTAAATTAAACCATTCTCTCGCTTTAGCTGCAGGTACGTTCGTAGGTAATGAAAAAATCATTTTGTACATTTGCGCATATCCTTTTTTAAACTTCCTTGCTTTTGCTTGTGCGAGGTTTCTAGGATTTTGCATTTTAAATTCTAAAGAGATACCTGAGGCATTGTTGCTGAAACTTTCATCATTTGCGTTGTAAGTCATTGACATTTGATAAATTAGACGTTCTAGTCGATCTAATAAATTTTCTTGTGTCGTATCAGAACTAGGTTTATCTAAAAAATTAATGTCTACAGTTTCTCCTTCAGATAAAGGCGTGGCGCTGTTAATCACTCTGTTGTCACGCAAATAAGCAGAAACATCTTTGTCCGATAAATCTACACCTATCATTTTTAAGTAGGCATCTGCAAAGTAACTCACATCATTTGCCTTTTCAGATAATGCTTCGTTGTAATTGTTAATCAGAGACCACACCGATTCGATACGTCCTTGTCGTTCATCATTTTCCATAAACTCAATCATAGGCACATCACCGTATGGATTAGTGATTGCCTCTTTTCCACCTAGTAAATAGGACAAAGCTTTCTGAAAAACAGTTAACCCTTGTTTAGGCTCCAATCGTTTAGAAGTCTTGTCTTTTGTAAAAATAAACGTCTCAGTGCTATTTTGAGGATAAACCGTTGCTGTTAGCTCATCTTTTGTCATTTTGTTATATAGAACTGCGAACATAGGCGCTTTTAATAAATCATCTGCGTAAACGATAAATCCTTGGGTAGGTTTTAAATAAGTCACACATGTTTCGGCTTCTTCATTTTGATATAAAAGCTTATAAGCATGTCCATAAATAGCAGTTAGCTTAGAAAGCTCTGCGTCGTTGTCTTCTTCTTCGTTTCTTTTACGAAAATCTTGGACAAATTCTTTTATCTCATCATCTGGATGAGTAATCTTAGTTGGTTTACCGTTAAAGAAAGCTGCGGAACTATCTACGACATAACGCGCAAAATTAACTGCAATTCGATGATCAGGTTTTCCAATTCCTTTATTTTTTTGATAATAAATGTCATGTTGCCCGTTATAGAGCTTCTCTAGCTCTTCGTAAAACCCGATTAGTTTTCGATGCTTATTGATATATTTGTCCACTAACTGTTCATTAATCTCTGCGTTTTTATCACAATAAAATACACGATTTCCTAATAAGTCAACGAATTCACGTATTTTCCCCTCAGTATTTGGTCTACTTACTTCTTCTGTCATCAAATAGCCCCCTTCACACTTTGTAGTTTAATCCCACGTGTTTTCTTACTACGATGTTCTACTGCATATCGTAAAGCATCTATCACGTGATTATAGCTATCGATAGGCTCGTTGGTATACTCCCCTGTTTTCTTATCTTTAGCCCACGTATAATTTTCCAATTCTTCAATCAGCTTGACACAGCGATCATCTACTATTAGCTCGTACTGCAATAAAAAAGAAAGCCCCTGACGTATTGAATCAGGACCCTTCTTAGCCGCGCGTATTCTAGTAATTCCGTTTTTTTTGATTTCTGCAATAGATTTCTTTTCCGCTGAGTCAGCCGTAATAATTTCTTTTGCATAACCTAAATCTTTAATAGCCGTTGAGATTTCATCATTCAGCAAGCCTTTTTTGACATATTCTTCAAGAACGTAAATTTCTTTGTTCTTCTCGTCTACTTTAACGTGAATAAAAGCAGATGGGTCATTTACATACCCAAAGTCTAGACCGAAATCCGAGTCAAGCTGTCTTAGCTTTTCGTCGTGCTTATCTAATCGCTTTTTCTGATAAGTTGGAAACACAAGCTTATCTAGCGTAGCAAATTCTCCTAAAGCGTATATGCGATAATACGCTGGGTTTCGTTTGGCTAAATCCTCAATCACCTTTTTGTTTTCACTATCAAGAAACCGATTATCTTTATAAGTACTGTGATAAATACCAGTTCTTTGTTGATCAACTTCTGCTTCCTTGTCAAAGAAGGATTTGTATACCCAATTCAATTTAGAAACTGGGTTAAACATCAAAAATATTTGCCGATTGCTGTGCTTACGCTCACGTAAACGCAAAGTAAGTTGCGTATAATCTTCTAAAGTAAATTCTGTTGCTTCCTCCATCACCACATCGGATAGCCCTTTGATAGATTTAATCTTCTCTGGATCGTCCATTCCCTTGAAAAGAAATTCTGCCCCATTTGGTAAAGTAATTCTAAAATCAGTGTTGTTTACTTTACACTTGTCTAGCAGTCCCCAATCAGAAAGGCAAGCTTTCACATCTTCGAAAATAGAGTCTTTTAAGCTACGACCTACTTTTCGTGTAAATAAAATCTTTCTTGGTTTTTTCCACTTCTGGCAGGCTTTAAAAACAACTTTTTGTACAACTCCGTGGCTTTTGCCAGATGAGGCGCCGCCCCAATATACCTCAGTGAATTTAGAATAATCCACTAATCGATCGTAAAACGGTTTGTTAAAAACTCTTGACGGGAAATTAAACTCTAAAACAATGTTACGTTTCTTCGTCTGCATCCCACTCACCAACCTTAATCACAATATCGCCCGTTTGTAAATCGACTTTATCAGTGAACAGCGCATGACGTTTACCAAGAAGCTCGGCTGCTTTTAAACGGTCTTTTGCGCCCACATCGATGTCTACGACTGCTTGTGCGCCTTCGCCTATGCCGATTAACGTTGCTTCTTTGTACTCACCGCGCATAACAGCTGTTAGGTACTCTAGCACCTCTTGGGCATCGGCTGTTCGTTCGTTTTTCAGTTCTGCGAGGCGTTCGTCTATATAAGATTTTAAATTAGGTTTTATAAGGTTTTCTGCACCAATAGCAGCCGCTGTTTTTTCGCTATAACCTGCTTTAATCGCAGCTTGCGTAGCATTTCCTGTCTCGATATAAAAGTCACAAAATCGTTTCTGTTTCTCGGTCATTCGCATGTTATTCACCGCCTTTCTGTATCAAAAAAGACACCTTCCCATTTTTTTAGGAAGATGCCTTTTTATTCCTATTTACTCTTATTTCACACTACCATAATAACACAGAAACACCGTTAATTTTTTCAACATTTTTTTAACATTAACTGAAGTCAATTGCCTCTATACCAAACAAAAGAACCGACATATCTTTAATCGCTAATTTTGTATCTCGGTAAACTGTTCCTTGCTCGATATGAAATTCTTCGCATAATTCTTTGACACTTAATTTATTTTCTATCAGGTATCGTCTTTTGAGTATTTTAAATCTTCTTTGTTCTTCGATTGATCCCTTGGCACAATTCCACTTATAAGCAGTAAGCATTCGATCAACATGATTCAGCATTTTAAAAGTCTTTTTACGGTACATACTTAGGCATTCTAAAGTTAAGTTTTCTAAATCAAATTCAGGATAATCCACGGGTATTTCTTCTTGTAAAGTCTCATTACACAAATCTTTTAACTTAGTATAGTTCTTTAATAACAAGCCTGTATTTCGTAAATTTCGCTTTTTTGCTTCTTTTTTCACACGCTTATGTTTTTTCTCATAAGCTCGGATTGCTTCCGTTGTGGCGGCACTAGCGATAATTTCAAGCTGTTCTTTTGTAAAATGGCTTTCCATTGCACTTATTACCTCCTGTACTCCTCAATTTTGGCTTTCACTGCAGCCATTAACGCTGCTTGTCCTTGTTCTTTTGCTTGTAAAGCTTTGATTACTTGTTCGTCAATGGTTCCTTTCGTCACTAAGTGATGAATAATAACAGGCTGTGTTTGTCCTTGACGATCCAATCTGGCATTAGCTTGTTGATAGAATTCCAAAGACCACGTAAGCCCAAACCATACGATGATATGCCCGCCTTTTTGTAAATTTAGGCCATGACCTGCTGACTGGGGATGTGCTAAAAGTAAAGGGATCTTTCCATCATTCCATTTCTCGATATCTCCATCAGATACATTTAAAGCCTTCGCTTGTTTAAATCGTGCTTGGATTCTCTCTAAATCATGTTGGTATTGATAAAAGACTAAAACAGACTGCCCTTGCGCGTCCTCTATAACGCGTTCTAGCGCATTTAACTTTTCTTGGTGTATTTCTCTTCCGTCGCCGTTTTCATCGTACACAGCGCCGTTAGACAGCTGTAAAAGCTTATTCGATAAAGTTGCCGCATTGCTTGCTACAACGTCTGTTCCTTCAAGTTCTAACACATATTCTCGTTCTAGCTCTTTATACTGTTTCCAGCTTGTCGGGTTCAAGTCTAGTTCGATAATATTTTCCGTTCGTGGTGGCAGTTGTAAATAATCCTTTGCTTTCATACTCACGCATATATCACTTATTTTGTTGTGAATCGTTTTTTCAGCTCCTGGAATCAATTGCCAAGAATAAACGATATGCCCATTTTTTTGTGCGGGAACAAAATATTTATTGCGGTACTGGGTGATGGTTTTTCCTAATCTTTCGCCTTGGTCCAATAAATACATTTGCGCCCACAAATCCATCAAGCTGTTTGGGGAAGGTGTCCCTGTTAGCCCGATAACACGTTCCATCTTCGGCCGTACTTTTCGTAATGCTTTAAATCGTTTGGCACTGCTTGACTTAAAACTGGATAGCTCGTCGATAATCACGGTTTTAAAGGGCCAGTTTCGTTGATAGTAATTGACTAGCCACTCCACATTTTCACGGTTGATTAAATAGACATCTGCCTTTTTGAATAAAGCTTCTTCGCGTTGTTTTGGGTTCCCTAACACCTTTGAAAAGGTTAGGTGTTGCAAGTGATCCCATTTTTCAATTTCATCGGTCCAAGTTTTCTCGGCAACTGATAAAGGGGCAATCACTAACACATTTTCAATAATTTCAAACGTGTGTAACAGCTCATCAATAGCTGTCAAACTGGATAAGGTTTTCCCTAGTCCCATGTCTAACAGCAAAGCACAGTATGGATGATCAAGAATAAAATTCTTAGAGTATTCTTGATAAGGATGTAGGATTGCTTTCAAACTCAATCACTCCTTTTGCTTGGTGTAACAGGCATACATCTCGCTATTCCCTTTTCCATCATGTAAAGCAAGTCATCTACTTGTTGTTTGCTGTCAATCACTAATACAAGAATAAGCTGTTCGTTAAATTTTTCAATTGTTTTTAGTTGGTCTTTTCTTGGCTTGCCCCCAGGTCGTTTCAATTCAACGAAAAACACATTGCCTTGATACAAAATAAGTCTGTCAGGGACGCCTCTGTTTCCTGGGGAAGTGAATTTATAGCATAAAGCTCCTATGCGTTTTACCTGCTTAACCAGATACTTTTCTATGTCGTTTTCAATTTGCATATCTTGCCTCCTTGTCTCCTTGTCTGTCACACATGTGACACTCGCGCGCGCGAATAGACTAAATACCCCGTTTTACATATATACATATATAGCGTATATATGTATATTAACCATTTCTATATATGAGTAGAAAATGGTGTTACATGTGTGACACAGCTTTATAAATCTTGTAATAGCAATGCTTCTTGGTGTCACACCACCCGTCACACCTGACGTTTTTCAAGTGTGACAGGTGTGACACTGAAAGTTTTAGGTGTCACACTTCGGCATCATTTAGGTGTGACACCGTAAATAAGCAGTTTGTATACCGTATCCTGTACCAAAACGAAGCCTTCCTTTGTTTTTTCTGTTTTTCTCCCAACCAGATAAATGGCTTAAAACTTGACGAATTTCTGCGGCTTTCGCTGGATGTATATTCTTGGAATCTCCGTTGTACAATTCATTCCAAACCTCTGCGATGCACACTTTATTCCTAACCACATCGCCTTCTTCCTGAATATCCGTCCCCCACCCCTGAATATACTCTCGTCTTTCTTGCTTACTTCGCTTGTACCAATCTTCTGTTATTGGAATTTCTAAATATTCAAGAATTTCGCCTTCCATACTAGAGGTTTCTGTGTGCATTTCTTGGGCTTCTAGTGCTAGTTTTTCTTGTTCGTCTGTTAAATACAAAGGTTCTCCTGCTTGCCACAGCTCAACAGCTTCTGCCCATATCTGATTGCGTGTTTCATCGGTCATTTCCCACACTTTGTTTTTAATCGGTTGAATACCGACATCCACAGGCCAAAAACGCCGATTTCCTGTTTTATCTCTTAGAAACTCGTTGTCGTTCGTTGTTCCCCAAAAAACGCAACGGCGTTTAAAATAGGACTTATGACGACCATAGGCAACGCGGAAAATGTCTTCTTGTTTACTGATAAAATGCTTGGTGGCTTCAATATCTGCTTTTTTTGTTGCTGATAATTCGCCCATTTCCATGATCCAAACGCCTTGCAACGCTTCGTAGGAATCTTTCCCCGTTACACCTTCTAGACTATTGGAAAACCAGTCCCCAGCAAGTTTTGCAGGCAATAGCGTTTTTCCTATTCCTTGTGGACCACTCGTCACTAACATATAGTCAAACTTAATTCCTGGTACAAAAATACGCCCCACTGCAGCCATAAGAAATTTTTTCGTAACCACACGATTAAATGATGTATCTTCTGCACCTAAGTAATCCATTAGCAAAGTTTCTACACGAGGTACACCGTCCCAATGTAAACTTTCAAGGTATTCTTTTACTGGGTCATAGGAGTTTCTTTCGATCTCTTGGACTAGCGCATCATCGATCTTGCCACGATTCACAATGCCGTAAATTTTTTCGATATAGACACGTAATCCTGCATCGTCGCTGTCCTTCCACATCTTGTCTCGATCTAATTTTCGCCAAGGTAAATTGTCCTTCACCTCAATACGATTGGAAAAACTATTCATAAAGATTTTCTTTTTCAAGTTCGGATCGTTCAGCATAATAACTTCTAAATTTTTTGCAGAAGGTATAATCTGACCGTATTCATCGATTTCGAGATCTAACTTTTTAAACCAGTCTTTGTCTTCCTCTTCTAATTCGTCTAGTTCGCCATCAAACTCGTCTAACGCTTGTGACAGCCTTTCACTCTGAATCAAAGTTTTTACTTGCTTGTCTTCCATCGCAAACTCTCGCATTGCTTTAAACGATGGATAGCGATCAATTCGCGTTGTAGGTTTGACTTCATCGTCTAAATCACCAAAAAGGTGGATGCGGACAAGATCAAACGCGTTAACTAGTTGATCACCTACTGGGTCTGTGCCATGATGAGAATAAGCAAACTTGTCATCATAAATGACTAAGCCTCCACTGGTAGAGCCTTCTAAATACGTCCAGCGGTCCTCTCTTCCCGTCGGTCCGTAAATGTCAGGTAAAAAAGTTTCAATTGCTGAAACAATATCATACGTTCGACAAAATGCCCCAACGATTCCTTTTTTCTCTAATGGGTCACCCGCTTTTTTCGCTTGCCTTTCACGGATTGAATGCCCGCGAGAACTTTCTGGCCAAAAACTTGCATCTCGCCAATCTTCGTATTGGTCTAAAATTTCGTCAGGGTCGACCCAAGGAAGATCGATATTATCAGTGAAATATTCTCCGTCTATCGCATGACTAGGCCAATACATCAAACGTTCCGCTTGGTAAGTTGTATCATCGAAGTTATCCATACCGAAAAACTCTGCAAGCTTTCTTGCTAATGGCTCGTATTCTTCAGCAGTTACCGGACGACCTAACGGAATAATCAATCGATAGCGCGGACCTTTCACTAAATGACTATGGGTCGTGTAGATTGCCGCCGCATGGTCAAATAACAGCTGTACATCTTCCCAAAAATCTAATGTCGTACTATCCGCATCTAACGTAACAAGACTTCGTTGTTGCGTATTTCCTCTTTTACGACGACCTTCTTTCAGCCACCCACCAATAAAGGCTCCAACGTCTTTGACCTCGCCTTGCTTCGATTTCGGCATCTTTTTATAGTCTTCAACAGTCTCTTGTGTCACTGTTGGAGTCTTTAGCCGTTGGATAAACGCAGACCAATCCATCTGCCTATTTTTCCACTTTTTCTCAGTTTTTGAAGCACCAATCGCAAGATGGATTTCACCATCATAGGCAAGTTTGATGTTTTTTTCAGGCTGTTCCATCTTTCCGCTTCCTTTCTTTTAGTGTTTATCAATCATGAATCCTAAACAGTCAAGCCATCCCTCTTGATAGTCACACGTAGAAGATTTATGGTCATAATTAATTGCAGCATTTATCTTTTTATGATACTTACGAATGCCTACAGTGTAGCCCATCAAAAAGTAGAGCACTAAGTTTATTAATGTAAGTAATATATCTCCCATTTATTCTTCCTCCTGTTCACGCTCTAGGGGCTGCGTTATTTCTTCAAATCTTATACACTCGATAGCTCCGATAGGAAGGAGCGACATTGACGGCAGTTCACCTATTGAGATCCATTCTTTTCCACCTTCTAAAAGCTCATCCAGCCAGCAATCTATTGTTTCTTGCTCCAGATTCGAATCAATTCTAGAAATAACTTTACCGCTTTTCAAATGTATACTTAATTTAATTTCCATTTATTCTTCCCCTTATTTAATTCTTCCGCATTTTTTACACTCTAAATACCCGTGACTGTTGTATAAACCATAGGTACCTTTTGTTTTATAGTCATGTACACAGAATGTTTCTTTAAATGCCTGTTTTAGCCACAAAATAAAGTCTCCTGTCATTCCGCTTCCTCCTCTAGTATGGTTTTAAACCTAAATGTACTCGTTTTAATGATTTGATTAATGCACCCATTTCACGTGTTGATAGATATGCTTCAATTATCATCTCATCATCTATATTGTGGTAAATGTTCAATGTAAATACATCATCTTTCTTTTCTACTTCAATATATAATTCTTCTGTTTTTAGTATTTCTTTCATTCCGCTTCCTCCATTTAATCTTTCATGTAATATTTCGTTTCAAATCCTTCGGCGTTCAACGGCAATTCTTCCGCCCAATCGGGAACTACAGACATAATTTCGTTCATCTCTTCAATGGACTTTTCACCATCTAGCACTTCAGCTACTGCCTCATCATGCACATGAAAAACAACAGGATATCCTGATTTTTCTAAGCGAATCATCGCTTCTGCTAAAACATCTCTAGCCGTTGCTTGGACAATATTTTCTACCAATTTACCGCCGTAGGTTTGTTGTTCAGTAAAAGCGACTTTATCGCCTTTCCCTTCATAAAAAATAGCAGGGCCGTAGTCACCTTCTTTTAAATGTGCTTTTGCATACGCTAGCTTTCGTCCACTTGGTAACTGAATAAATAAGAACCCCGCTTTTTTGTAGAATTTCAACCCTCGAGGGCCTTTTTTGATTCCGCCATTTTGCAGGCAGTCAATCACAGCTTTTTGGGTTTCATGCCAAAAGTTCTTAATCCGTTTGTTTGCAGTGCGCCAACGATCCACAATATCTTGTAATTCGTGTTCTTCAATACCGTTTTCTAGTGCACCCATTGCTTTAAGCGCCCCCGGTCCGCCTTGGTAACCAAGCGCCAATGTCGCCACTTTTCCGCGTTGGCGCATGTCTTTGCCTTCGTGGCTTTTCCAGTCGTAGTCTGTTACTTCGCCTAAATGGAACATCTGCGCGGCTGTTGCTTCGTAAATCTTGCCGTGCGTGCGGAATACTTCTAGCACCCAATCTTGTTTGGCATACCAAGCAATCACTCGAGCCTCAATCGCTGAAAAGTCAGATACAATAAAACGGTGCCCTTCTTTGGCGACTAACCCTGTTCGGATAAGTTGTTTCAACGTGTCTGGCACATCTTCATACATTAATTCGATGCCTTCGACATCTTTTTCTTTCACTAGCTGACGAGCAAAGTCAATTTCACTTAAATAGTTTCTGGGTAAGTTCTGCACTTGTAACAATCGCCCTGCCCAACGCCCTGTGCGGTTGGCGCCGTAAAATTGTAAAATGCCATGAATGCGATTATCTGAACAACGGGCGTTATCCATCATCAAATATTTTTTCGTACTTGAATTAGACAAACTAAGGCGCAATTTTAATACTTCTGCAACGTTATCAGGCAAGTTTCCTAAAGCTAGAGCCTTTAACACAACCTCTTTTCCTAACTTATCGAAAGGCGTTCCTTGTTCATCTAACCACTTTTTTAATTGCACTAAGCTGTTGGGGTTTTCCAATCCTGTTAATTCCTTCATTTCGTTTAATCCCGCTTCGCTTAAATCAGCCATAATATCAATAGCTGCCGTTGCTAACTCATGGTCAATTTCTGCCCCTCTGTCGTTAATCCGCTGATCCAGTGTGTAAAGCCCCCATTCACTCTCAGGAACAGGAAACCGATTCAACTTGTTTGCGATCGCCATTTCGACATTGACATCTTGAATGCAATACTCTATAAACGTTTGCCATTTTTCGGGAGCGTGTTCAGGTAAATTCCTTGTGCGCATACCGTTCTTCTTGGTTGGCTTGCACGGTTTAGAAAAGAAATTAATCAGTTGCGTACCTCTCGTATCTTTTTGCTGTTCGATGTTTAAATATTTCGCACATTGTCCCAACGAAGCAGGCAACCCTAACTCGTTTGCGTGAGCCATCGTACAGTGCCATTGTGCAGGGTCTAAGTAGTACGGAACACCTAAATGCTTAGACAAACAAACGCGTTCAAATTGGGCGTTAAATGCAATTTTAAGCACGCTCTTATCTGTTAGCGCAGCCACTATCTCGTCAGGTATTTCACTAAGTGTTAAGTCCTCACATTCGACAGACTGACCGTCAACCGAATAAGCAAAAAGTAAAATTTCAAAGTTGGGGCTATCGGCATATTTATAAACCCCAACTTTAGTTAAGTCTTCATCCGAATAAGTTTCAATATCAATATTTAATGTTTTCATTTGCTATCAGCCGTTTCAGATGGTAACCGCAGTTTACTTTTATCAACTGCAATCATCGGAAGCTGCGCTTCTTCCTCTTTAAAAACATCAACATTGATTCCTAGTTCTTCAAGATAAGCCACCCCTTGTTTGGCTGGTACTCTTTCTACATTTGCAACAATCGCATTGTACGTTTCTCGTACCTCTCGGATTTCTTGATCGTAAACAGCTTCTACTTTCGCAAGCCCTTTTATTGAATCATACCGAAATTTGTCAAGAAACCCTTTCTTATAGGTTTCAAAATCTCTAGCATCTGTGTCGCGATAAAAGCTCCACATTTCCAAATTATTTTCTTCTAACAGATCGACAAGTTCATTTTTTAAGTTTTGGCGAATCTTGAGTGAGTCGAAATATCTACGTAATTTCTCAAATTCAGGATCAATTTTCAGCCACTCTGATTCAATATGTGCACGAATAGCCTTCGTCTTTTTTGCTCTTATTTCTTTTTCCACTGAATTTTTTAAAGTATTTACATGATTTCTTAAACGTGCTTTAGTTGGTTTCATTTTTTCCTACCTCCTGATCTTCTACTGGTGTATATTCTTGTTTAATGTAAAAGTTTGTCCTTGTTAAGCGATTAAGTGAGATATAATAATCATTCACAGGTGCCAAACCGCCATCTTTTTCAAGATATAAATTTTTTAATTCGTTATTTTCAATTAGCTCGAAAACATCTTGTAATTCAATAGGCAAATAAATTGGCCGTTTACCCATTTCACTTTCTCCTTTCAAAAGAAAAGGGGCGTTTTAGCCCCCTTTTCAGTTTTAGTTAAACATGTCGTCTTCTTCATCTTCCCACTCTAAATCACCAAAATCAGATTCCGCGTTGGCACGGCCACCTAAGAAGTCTCCTTTACATGTCGTTAAAATATTATTTAGCCCAGCAGTAACACCCTTGTTTCCCGCAGTGCTATATGCGTAAAAATTAATAGAAGCAATCGCAAAAACGCCTGAATAGACTTCGTCTGGATCGTCTGTTTTTACAAGCACGCCATCTTCACGTTTTACAACTTGTGGTTTCGTTTTACTTGATACATTGATAAACATTGCGTTTTCAAATTCTGGGCGTTCTTCGGTGTCGATTTCTTCGTCACCATCGCGCAATGTTGTTTTTAATCGATCAAATTTAACGCCTTTTAATTTCTCCCCTTTTGCGCCTTCATAGGCTGTTTTGATTGCTTCTTTCATCGCTTTAAGGGTTTCCTTATCGTCTTTTGGAATAATCAACATGCAAGAATATTTTTTCTCTTGTCCTTCTTCCATTGCGTGAGGTTCTAATACATGTACAAAACTTAGTCTCACTTTATTTGTAATTACTTTCGTTCCGTTTACTTTTGCCATTTTTGATTCCTACTTTCCTATATTTTTTAGTTGAATAATTCGTCTTCTTCCAAATCGTCTAATGGATTAGAAGATTGTTCTTTAAAATACTGTTTAATGTCTGAAATAATCTGTTCTTTCATCTCTAAAATCGATTCTTTATAGTTTTTTAGGTCCATAATTTGTGATTCATCTACAAGTAATGATCCAGTAACTAATGAAGATAACGCCGCTTCAATCGTGCTAAAATACCCTTTAAACAAAACTTTATCCTTATCAAATAAATAAAGCCCTACATTGCGTGTATCTTCTCTTGCGATATAGTAGCCTTTGCCACTAAAGATCACAGGCTTTTCTTTACATGCTTTTTGAGGCATTTTATCCCATCCCTTCAAAATCACTAAGCGCATTTTCTACACTGTTTAACGCTGGCCGCTTATCACTTTCAGGAACAAGGACAGGTTTTCCTTCCGGTTTGACAATAAAATCTTTAGCTAGTTCCGCAAATTTTTTCTTACCGACAACTTTTTCTAATTGCCCGATGGCTTTCAATTCTTGTGGTTTTAAAATGTCTTCATCTTCAAACCCTTCGGCTTCTAAAACCATCAGCAAACCTTCATCGTCTGAAACTTTTCGATTACTTCGCCCAGCAACTACTTTCCAGCCAGGAAACTCTTCACCTTCATCACGTGCTTTCTGTAAAGCATATGTTTCCACATGTTCGAGCCACTTCTTGATTTCTGGCGCACGTTCTAAAATTTCAGCGATCTCCTCATTGGTTAAAAGTGGGGCTTCTTTCAGTTCGTGCTTATCAATTAGCTGAAAATTTCTCTCTGCGCGCGGTCTTAGTTGAGCACGAACTTTAGAGAACTTCACGACGTCATCTGTGATTGTCCATTCTCCTGTACCTTCCCAAGCCTGCACAGCACGAGGTGCTACATAATTATCTGCCCAGTACAACAGTTCTTCTTTTTCAATTTCAAAGGTCGAAATATTGTCTAAGCGGGGTTGAATAATCGTCATTCGTACTGTTTCAAATTCGTAAATAATGTCGTACTTATCTACCGCACCAAGCGCGTAAAGCATCAATTGAGGGTTTAAATACGCATCAACAGGTACACCTTTTCCGTATTTCAGATCAATGATTTCAATTGTTTTATCAGATAAAACAACCACGTCTGAAGTACCAAAACCTTCTGGGACCCACTTAGAAAAATCTACTTGTTGCTCTAATTCAACCGTGGCGTTTTCGTACCGATTGACGCGCTCTTCCACTAAGTCGCAGTATTCGTTAATATAATCATCCATTGCTTGATCGTAGTAGTTGTTAGTTTCTTTAAATTGCTTTATACGAGAATTTACCGTTCTAGCAGCTAATAACTTAAATCGTTTGGCCAAATACAACTCTGCCAATTCATGTGCAGTAGTTCCTTCTTCTGCGTAAGAGCTACCGCAATCTTTTACTTTTTCTTCTAAGCGTGCCAACGGCGGACATATCAGCCACCGATGCGCACTGCTTGCACCTAATAGTGCATGATTTCCTACAGGCATACTTATTCACCTACTAATGCTTCTAAGTCAGTAATAAATTTACCGTAATGCTCTTCTTTTAAGTCTGAGAGTTTTTCCGCGTTGTATCGTCCAAAACACATTTTAATTCGATCACGATTGCCATTTGCCATTGCTTTTTTCATCGCTGCCTGTACATCTGCTTTGGTTGCTCCTGGGTGTAAATCGGCTGTTGCTGATACTTCTTCTGTTTCCAAATCAGTTTCAGTAGGCGTGGCTTTCTCCCCAATTTTTGATGGTTCGGTGTCTGAGGTTGAGACCGTAGAAACTTCTTCTTTCTTCTTCGAGGTTGTTTTTTTCTTTTTTGCAGGTTCTTTCTTCGATGTCTTTTCTCTATTTTCTGTAGATTTTTCATCTACGACATTTAAAGACTGTGTAACTTCTACAATATTTCCTGTTGCTAATTGAGACAGTGTTTCTTTTAACTCTGTTGCTGAATCTGCTTCGATTGTTAAATTAATTTTTGACATATTACTTTCCTCCAGTTGTTTTTAATCGGTTAATATCTTCATTTGTTACTTTGAAAATCGATCTAAAACTCGCGTGATAATGCAATGGTGGATCTATATTTCGTTTTTCATACACTCTTATTAGTTTCACTGGTAATAGCATTCTTTCCGCTAATTCTTTTTGTGACATACCAGCTCTTCATCTAATTATCTTGTACGGTGATAACAAACATTACACCCTCTTTGCTAATTCCTGATAAAATTCTGGAACTTTTTCTTTTAATTCTGTTTCTGTGAAGCGTTGTTTTAACTGAGTATTTCTTCTACTAGCGAACCATTTTTTATCTTTGTAGCTTAGATACTGCGCTTCGCCATCCGTTGTTTCTAAACTAGACAAAGGAATTTCATATACAGGTTCTTTTTTTATAGTTTCGAAATTATTAGACAAGTTACGAATTGTATTCACCATTTCCTGAATAGCAGGAATAATAAAGGCACTTACAGATTGAGATAACTCCGGTGTCCATTCGATAAATTTAGCAATTCTTTTAGGATCATGGTAACTATCATATGAGTCGTGTAACAAATATTTAAATTTCTCATCAGCTGCAATTACTATATCTTCCGACCGAACCCCAAAATAATTAAGCCCTGTTGGTTTATCACCAGAAGCCCACCTAAAGCCTTGCACTTCTAAAAATGACATTAAACCATCATATGCCTCTTGTGTTTTTACACGATAATATTTTTTCATTTGCATTTTACCTCCTAGACTTTTGACAACTTAATCGTTGTTTGCACTTCATAAACTTGACCACCTAATTGTTCTGCTACAAAATTGGCGTATTCCAAGCCATCAGAGCTAACAACTTGAACAGTTCTTTTATTCTTATAAGATTCGTTTTTCACAGTTGTAACAGGTTCTTTTTCGTAAAAACGTTTTGCCTCGTTTACGTCACTAGTAAAACCAAAGCCTAGATATTCCCGATTACATCCTTGATAACTTCTTTTGATATAAAGTTTTCCAATTTTAATGACAAATCCTTTTCCCATGTGTTAAACTTCCTTTGTTAGAATATTTTGTTCAGTGCCTAACTTCGTCTGCAAACGAAGTAGGCTCTTTTTTATTGATTTTTATACTACGTTTAATTTGATAAACCACGTCAATTTGCTTTCTCATCACATTGCTACCACCTCGACAGGGTTTGGCTCTATCTGGCAAAACCGAAATTTTATGGGCTTGTCTAAGACGAAGAATTCTTTTTTCTACTGATTTTTTACTTCGATTTAACCGCTCAGTTAATTCTTTCATATTCGCTGTGTATCCATACGGATCAAATAAAACAAGTTGAAGTAATAATTCATCTTCTTCTACAGTCCATCTCTTTTGTTTGCATCCTACAAGCTTTCGCTGTTTTAAAACTTGAATTCTTGTACGTATCGCATGATGGCTTCGCCCCAGTCTTTTAGCGATTACTCGAGTGCTATATCCCGCTTGATACATCTCAATCATCAATTGAGTTTCTTTTTCACTATATTTTTGTGGCATCGGTGTAATCGGATCATCCCAATAGATAGTAGGAATTTTTCCCATTGCCCTTAAACGGCATGCCTTTCCTCTAAGACTATTCACTTCAATAGACAAAATTTGCGCCAACTCATTATAGTTACAGATAAAACCTCGATAATCATATTTGACATTCTCGATAAATATTTTTTCTTTCTCAGGAGTCCATTTTCTCTTCATCTATTCCCCCCCCATTTGCTTTTGGTATTTCGTTTCATCGTAGTGTATCCACAACAACACAGCTACAGGTCCACAAACTAATGACAATAATTTCAATCCTATATTTTCTCTTGCGATAATTCCCGCTAAAAATGTGATAAATAAAGCCCATATTAAACGCGATCGATAAACTTTTTTCACTAATTTCATCCTTTCAAAACACCATAATTAATGGTAAAATCCTTTACTAAAGCTAAATAAATCGGGCTTTTACGATCCCTTAGCTTGACCCTTCCAAAACATCTAAGGGTGATACCTGCTTAGCTCGATACCTATTTGCTTCTTTCCATTTAAGAAACCAAATAAAAGTATGGCAATGGATAAACGTGGTTGAGTGTCCTGGACGAAGTATCCCCTCTGCAAACTCAGGGATTGTTTCCATTTCCTTACAATATTCAACTAAAGTAGTTTTAGACATGCCGTGGAACTTATCCAAAAGCAAACTTTGCCGATACCAGTCATCTGGATTTACGACTTTCTCTGCTGATTCAATCAGCTCAGAAAGTGTAGGACGTTTTATCAAAATTTACACCTCCCCTATGCTTATTGTTTTGTCTTTCACCTATTAAGACTTATTAAAATCAAATGTTATTTGTTCGCCACGATATTCATAATCTTTTGAATACTTAAATTTATAGGTAACAGTTTCCAACTTTTCCGATTTCTGTATACAGTTAACAATGCTAGCGAGCGCTTCTATAAATCTTCTTAGCTCCATTTCCTGCGCGCTAATTTGGCGAACATCGCTAGGAAAATGTGGATTTTGATTGCCTTCATCCGATGAAGTCTTAGTAAATCCAAGTGGCACATGATAAAGAGTTGCAAAATGATTTACGAGTTTTGATAGTTCTTCATTTAAAAGATGAACTGGCTCAGCAGTAGAAGGAATCTCAGCTAATCCTAGCGGCTCAAGATAAAGATTTACGAAGTCGCGTATTGGCTTTGACAGATTTTCAATTAAAAAATGAACTGATTCACGCCAAGATTTATCCATTTGATCAGGATATGGATAATCCAGATTAGGTTCGCTACACCATTGGCAGTAGTATGAATCTTTCCTAATTACACGATTACACCAAGAACACTTGACGTAGTCGTATTTTCTTTTTAGATACTTTGAATAGCTTTTTCGCCCGATAGGCTTTTTGCTTCTTGGTTTAAAACGACTAACCATTTATTACACCTCTTATACTGGTTGATTAATATTCGCATATTTTCGATCAATTCCTAAAAAGTCTGCGATTTTCAACTTGTAAAAATCCGCTTTTTCTCCACGCTGATACCCATCAATTACTTGTCGAGCATAAACTGATGAAGTGCCAATAAATTCAGCAATATCTTTCAATTGGACTCGATTACGTTTCATCATGACTTCAGCTAATTCAGCAAAATCAGTTATATACATTTGATGACCTCCTTCCATTCAAGTAAAAGCTAGTTAATTTATTAGCTAAAAATATTGACAAAAATAATCCAACAGGATACTATTAATACATAGTTAAAGAAGACCATAAAAAATCTAACTAAACCTTCTAATTCATCGACAAACGTAGAGGTTTATTTCTCCTGATTTCTTATGTCATTTTTAGCTCACTAACTAGCTTACAAGATAATAATAATACAACTGGATACTTTTTGTCAACTTATTATCCAAAAATATTTTTATTTTCTTTTTATAGCACAGAAAGGCTGATATTATGCTATTCGAAAGAGTTAAAGAACTCGCAAATAAAAGAGATAAGAATTTAAAGCAAGTTGCTGAAGAAATAGGATTAAGCGAGAACGCATTTTACAAATGGAAAAATCAAAGTCCAAAAGCGGAAACTTTGCAAAAGGTCGCTGACTATTTTGGAGTAACAACTGACTACCTTCTAGGTCGTACAGACACGCCACAATTTACAGCCAAGAATGAACGCGATGTCCAAAAAACACTTACTGAACTAAAAGAAGGATTAAGTAACCGAAATACTATTGGATATTTCAAAAATGATGGCGAGGAAATTGACGAGGAAGATGCAGAGTTATTAGCAGAAGCTTTGGATTTTGTTGTCCGTCAATCTAAGCTTATTGCAAAAAAGAAATTCACTAGAAAAGATTATCGAAAAGATAATCATGATGATCTAATCGAGTGAGGTGTCTCTTCCGATGTCGAAACGTTTAATTCGAGAAACTGCCCATTCTTTGATAGAAAAATATGGAACCAATGATCCGTTTGAATTAGCTGATCATCTAGGAGTATATGTTTTTAAAAAAGACTTGGGAAAAAATATTTTGGGGTTTCGTTCACTTTTGAATCGAGCTTCCATTATTCTTCTAAATAGTAGAAACACGGAAGAAGATGAGTACCCTGTATTTATACATGAACTAGGACATCATTGTTGCGGTCATAAAAATAATGCAGATAAACTCACTAAAGATAATATGCGCTTTATTGCCCAAGGTGACGAATTTGAAGCAAATTTTTTTATGGTTTCATTTCTCACCTATGGCGCTAATTTAGCGGAATACCCTACAAAAGAAATCTTTTTAAGTAATCACGGTATTCCTAAATGGGCCGAACAGTATGTAGATTGGAAATATTTAGAGAAAACAGCAGATTTCAATAGTTATGACAGTTATTATTAATAAGGAGTTTTAGTTTTATGAAAAAAATTATTATTAGTATATCAATTATCGCAATTATTATTTTTGGAGGAATTTTCTACTACACACAAGTGAAACGTCCACACGACGAAGCCGTGGAGAAGTATGAACAAGTTATCTCAGAACGAAAAAAACAAAATGACAATTTACAAAATTTAATTAACCAATCTGAAAATATTATTAAAGGAAAAAAGAAACCGTATAAGCAAGAAACTTTCGATTCTTTAAAAAAAGAAATAGATATTGCTAAAAATGAATTAATTAATATACCTAACATACCTTCAAAAACTAAAGATATTTTAGAAGATGTTGAAAAATTCACACATCCATTCAACTATTCAGATATTGAAAGTAAGTTAAAAGAAAAAATGGAAGCTACACAAAATAGCATAAAACAATTAAAACAAATAACAGCTCCTTCACAAGATTTTATTTTAAATAGAATTAAAGAAGTTAAGAATATCGATGCTGTCGAACCTGTAACAGAAGAAAACGATCCGAACGAACTCCTCAATAAAGCAGGAGGATATACTGCAGCTATTTTCTTTAGTTCTCCTTTAGTAAATCAATCTGAAGTGTACGGTGAATCAATTATTGATAAAGGTACAGACGGAGGAGGATGCATAGAAGTATATGCTAATACAGAAGGTGCCGAAAAAAGAGATAAATATTTAGCAACATTTGATGGAGGATCTCTCAGCCCAGGTTGTCATAAAGTTTTAGGTACTTTAGTTATTCGTACATCAGCAAAGTTGACAGCTACTCAACAAAATGAATTAACCAATGACATTATCAATAGTTTAATTAAGTTATAAAAGTTTAGCCTTCGGGCTTTTCTTTTATAACAAATAAGAACATACATTCGAAAGGGATAAAAATAATGTGGGTAGAAAAAATAAATGAAAAAAAATTTAAGTACATCGAACGCTATACGGATCCTTATACAGAAAAAACACGAAAAAAATCTACAATACTTACAAGCAATTCACCGCAAGCGTGGAAAAAGGCTCAGAAAATTCTAGATAAAAAAATTAAGGAAGCACTCGAAAATTATAATAAGTCAGATATCACCTTTGGTGAACTGTATAAAGAATGGTATGAATATTATAAGCAGCATGTTAAACGAACTAGTTATCTGAAAGTGCCAATGATGATGAAACATGTTTCTAAGCACATAAGCGATGATACAATTGTTAGAAACATTGATGAGACACTCATTAATAAGATAATTGAAGATATGTATACGTTCGGTGACCTCTCGCTAAATTACACAAAGCAAACAAAAACAACTCTATCCGTTATGCTTAATTACGCAATTGATAGAAAATACACTCATAAAAATCCTGCTTTAGCAGTAAAAATTCATCCCAAAAAAGCGGAAGAGGAAAAACGAAAGCTTTCTATGGATAAAAAATACCTGGAGAAAGAAGAGATTGATCAAATACTAAAACAACTGTACTCAAATCCCCGTAGAAAATTACACGGAATTATAGCTGAATTTTTATATTTAACTGGTTTGAGATATGGAGAATTGCTAGCTTTACAAATGAAAGATTATGAGGACGGAAAAATATTTATTAACGGAACTTTGGATTATACATCAGTAAAAATGAATAACGCCATAAAAACAACTCCCAAAAATACTTATTCGCAACGTGAAGTACAATTACCCAATCGAGCAAAAGAATTGATTGAAAATGTGATAACTGACAATATCCTTTCAGGAAAACACACTAATCCTAATCAATATATATTTGTATCTACAAACGGTACCCCTCTTACACTTCACGCATTTAACGCTGTGCTTCATAAAGTAGAGGAAGAATTAGGATTAGAAAAGAAACTTTCATCACATATCTTTAGGCATAGTCACGTATCACTACTTTCAGAGTTAGGAGTTCCTTTAAAAGCCATTATGGAACGGGTGGGGCATTCAGATGCAAATACGACATTATCAATTTATAATCATGTTACTAAAAAAGCTAAGCAACAGGTGATTGATAAACTAAATAGCTTTTGATATTTCTGCCCCTTTTTTGCCCCTTTCCTTTAAAACAAGATAAAAAAAGAAGAAAGAATCCTTATTTTTAAAGGATTCTTTCTTGATTACTACATCATGCCGCCCATCATTGATGGATCCATTGCTGGCGCTGCTGGTGCTGCTGGTTCTGGTTTGTCAGCAACTACTGCTTCAGTTGTTAATAATAGAGCTGAAACAGATGCAGCATTTTGTAATGCTGAACGAGTAACTTTGGTTGGATCAACAATCCCTGCTTCAACCATATTTACCCATTCGCCTGTTGCAGCATTGAAACCTGTTCCTAATTCAACATTTTTCAATTTATCAACGATGACTGAGCCTTCATATCCCGCATTTTCTGCGATTTGACGAATTGGTTCTTCTAAGGCACGAACAACGATTTTCACACCTGTTGCAACGTCTCCTTGAGCTTCAACTGCTGAAACTTTGCTGATGACATTCACTAATGCTGTACCACCACCAGAAACCATACCTTCTTCAACGGCTGCACGAGTTGCATTCAACGCATCTTCAATTCGTAATTTCAATTCTTTTAATTCTGTTTCAGTTGCTGCACCAACTTTGACCACTGCAACCCCACCAGCAAGTTTTGCTAAGCGTTCTTGTAATTTTTCACGGTCAAAATCTGATGTTGTTTCAGCAATTTGGTTTTTGATCAATTGAACACGTGCTTCAATGGCTGTTTTATCACCAGAGCCTTCAACGATTGTTGTGTTATCTTTGTCTACCACAACTTTTGAAGCATTTCCTAGGTTTTCGATTGTTGCATCCTTCAATTCTAATCCTAAGTCGTCCGTAATCACTGTTCCGCCTGTTAGGATAGCGATATCTTCAAGCATTGCTTTACGACGATCACCGAAACCAGGTGCTTTCACTGCAACAACGTTAAATGTCCCACGGATTTTGTTCAAGACTAATGTTGGTAAAGCTTCTCCATCCACATCGTCAGCGATGATCAATAGCGGACGAGATTGTTGTAAGATTTGTTCTAATAAAGGCAAGATGTCTTGGATATTAGAAATCTTCTTATCTGTGATCAAAATGTATGGATTTTCTAAAACAGCTTCCATTTTGTCGTTGTCAGTCACCATGTATTGTGACAAGTAACCACGGTCAAATTGCATCCCTTCAACAACATCTAATTCGGTTTCGATTCCTTTTGATTCTTCAATAGTAATAACGCCGTCATTGCCGACTTTTTCCATTGCATCAGCAATCAAATGTCCCACTTTTTCTGAACCAGAAGAAACAGCTGCAACTTGAGCAATTGCTTCTTTAGAATCTACGACTGTTGAAATATTGTGTAATTCTTCAACTGCTGCTTTTGTTGCCAATTCGATCCCACGACGAATACCTAAAGGATTTGCCCCAGCTGTTACGTTTTTTAATCCTTCACGAACAATTGCTTGGGTTAACACAGTAGCGGTTGTTGTTCCGTCACCTGCAATATCATTGGTTTTTGAAGCCACTTCAGAAACTAATTTTGCACCCATGTTTTCAAAGTGATCTTCCAATTCGATTTCTTTTGCAATCGTTACGCCATCATTAGTAATCAATGGTGAACCGTATGATTTTTCTAATACAACATTACGACCTTTTGGACCTAATGTTACTTTTACTGTATCAGCTAATTTATCAACTCCACGTAGCATTGCTGCGCGTGCATCTTCTGCAAATTTCAATTCTTTTGCCAT